CCGGCAAGCGCTCGAACATATTGATCGCCGTCTGCATGGCAGTAAACGACAAATCAATGTCGGTGGTTGGCCGGTTGGGATAGGTGCCCGCCGCGGAGATGATGTTACCGACACCGGGAGCGATGTTGGTCGCGGTGGTGCCGCCCAAGAGTGGGTGCTGCGAATTGAACAGCGTCTGCCCGTCGATTACCGTCTGGCTTGTAAAACCAAGATTGAACACATTCCAGCTTTGCATCTCGCGAACAAAGTGCGCACTCCTAGCCAGACATTTCGGAGCCTGATTAAGCAATTTGTATTGGTCATCCTTTATCAGCTCCCACGAAGCTCTGATGCCCAGCGCCCACGGGGTGTGCAGATACCTCTTCACACCGCCCTGGCGGATATCCTGGTACTGAACCGCAGTACCCTCGAGTTTTGGTTGCAGTGGTCCGAGGCCGCCGAATTCAACTTCATCTTCAAATGCTGCATCCGATTCCTCGATATTAAAGATGTAGCTGTACTCTTCGTCGCGTTGTTTTAAGTCCAACCAGTGCACGAAGAGGTCATGCAACCCCGAGGCCATGAGTTGGAAAAACTGACCTCGTACCATCATGATGTTTTATCTCCTTCTAAACCAAGAGTTACTAAGCTAAAAGTTGTGCCACCGTGGGCAGGAACGTGAAGAGTACTCCGCGTGCCTTATCCCATTGATCGAGACCTACAATCTTCAAGGATGCTCCCAGCGCAGTTGTGGTCTTAGTGCGATCCACAAACCACGACCGCCCGTCTGCATCTAAAGTAAGTCCATAAGTCAGACCTATTTCAGACTGAGCCGGTGGAGTTACATTGCCGGAAGCTACACCTACTTGCGCGTAAAAAACCGTATCTGGGATGGCCAGCACAATTCCTGTTCTGCCATCGTTGAATACCGGGCGAGTGAAGTTCGACGCTCCCGGCATATTGGGAACTACGCCAAACGTGGGTCCACCGCCCTGCGCCGGAATCACCCCAGCAGGCGGCGGGGTCACACCCAGGCCGGTGCCCAGTGGGACACCATAGCCGGGAGGAGTCGGTAGGTTGAAACCGAACTCCTTGGCAATGCCAATCATGGTGGTTAAAAGCGCCGCGGTAGGTGTCGACGATGAAGTCGGCGCCATAGCTGCGCCATTCGTAGCGTTAAAAATCAGAGGAGTTCCCGGCCAGAAACTCTGACCAGCATCCTCCATCAATCGTTCCATGCGCGGTTGGTTACCACTTACCGTGCCACGTTCCTGTATCTGCGCTGATGGCATTTACTTACCTCCTCCTGAGAAATCGACACTGCCCATATCGGGTGGACCTTCGTGTCCAATACGGCCTAGCTGCTTCGATCCTTCCGGTGACGCGAGAACCGTACCGTTCAAATCGACACCTTCCTCCTGCGGAATGAACGCCTCCATGATCGGCGGCTGACCCATCGCCGCCCGCTGGCGATTCAACGCCGCTATCTGCCCGCCCATAGTTTTTTCGGCCCGCTCACGCGAGATCGATTTCTGGATGGCGGGATTCGATAGGGCATCGGCTACCCGGTGCTTCTCGCGCAGGGCTCCCATATAGCGCCGCTTCTCGATCAGCATGAGGATTAGATCGCCCGTGATGTACTTCGTCCCGCCTTCTTCCTCGTAAGGACAGAGCGAGGCAAAACCGGGTTTCAAATCCTGCTTGGTGCAATTGCGCCAGCCTTGAGCGCGGGCCTGCGCGTAGCGCCGCCGGTCGGTAAAGATCCAGCGCGGAGTCAAAGCCTGATTCACCAGATAGGACTGAATGTTCTGCACAAAATCCGGCAAGGTCAAAGGCATCGCAATGATGTCGTCCTGGAGTTCAGGTGCTGTCGGCTTGCCGGTTACCGGATCAAACGCTAGTCGCGGTCCCTCAATAACTACAGGTTCAAGCACGGTTGCCGGATTCACCATTGTGGGAAACTCCGGCTTTGCTTCCTTCTGATAGGCAGACGGCTTTTGATATTGCGCCATCAGGCACGCTTCCTTTCCGGCACCGGGAAATGAGCAAAGGCGCCGCGTTCGGACTGGTGGATCTGGGCTTCCTTGCGCCGCTGAAGATAACCTTCGGGACTCCAGTGAAATTTCTTGCACACCTCTTCTTCTTCCGCCGTGAGCTTGTCGACCTCTTTGGTTTGCTCCTCCTGGCCGCCGCCCTTGGAAGCGGGCTCAGAGAAGAACGGCGAAGCCTCTGAATCCGCTTTCGCCAGTTCCTGTTCATGCAGTCCCTTGGTATATGTGAAAGCAATCTCCCAGTTTTTCGGGATCACCTGCTGGGCCAGGGGATAAGTATTCATGGCGTTATCGATCTCTGCCGCGTACTTCTCGAAGATCTTACGGTCGCGTCCTTTCAAGCTGTCGCGGAAGTTGATGCGCTCCGATTGCCGCCACGCATAGAGCGCCGCCATTTCGGCATTCTTGGTCCGCTCCGAGATGTACTTCTCAGGCTCGGCCCAGACCGAAGTCGGCTGCGCCGGTTCCTGACCTTCGGTTTGCTGCTGGCCCTGCTGCTGGGCTGCGGCAATGTTGGCCTCGATTTCCTGAAGCTTCGTCTTGGTCGCCTCAAATTCGGTGGTCTGATTCTTGAGTTTGGTCTCAAGATCAGTCTTGGTGGTCTCGAATTCCTTGGCTTTCGACTCGTACTCCTCGAGCTTCTTCAATGCCTCGAGGATCTCTCTGGGATCTTTATCCCTTAATTCAGGCGGCAGTTCACGGCTCCAGAACGGCATCACGATTCCTTTCTTAATTCTTTAAGTGTTGTCAGCATCCCCAGTATTCCCTGGTAAAAGCCCATCAGGCGCATATCGTCAACGCCCATCATCTTGTTGAAATAGGAAGCAGTCTCCTGCTCCAACCACTCGTTGAATGATGGCGGCGCCGCTCTCATCCATTTCGCTATCGCCTCGTCTTGAAACAAATTCATTGCGGCCTGCCTATACCCTGAAATTCAACCGTGCCGAGTCCCGGTAATCCCATCGGTTGTTGCTGCATCGGTCCCCCCGGCATCGCGGCCTGCGGAGCACCGGGCGGACCCTGTGGCTGTGGCATGGCACCCTGCGGTTGCGGCTGCGGAGCTTGCGGTGACGGCGCCTGAGGACGCGGAGCCAACCGGTCGACTTCGTCGTACCCAAAATGTCTGAGCGTCATCTGCATCAGCATGTTGGCTGATTCCAGTTCCCTGACAGCCTGAGCCTGGACCGGTGGCGGCATCATGGGGATCTGTCCCAGCATGGTGAGAACGCCCTGGCGATAGCGGTCCATGACCCCCATCAACATCATGTCGGACTGCTTTTCTACTTCCTTATTTACAGAAGCGGTACTCGAATAAATGGGCAGCGCCATCCTGCCTTCGGAAATCGCCGACAGTCCCAACTCGATCAATGGTCCCATCGCGGCAAACTTATCGAGGCGATCCTGGCCTACGCCGAAGAGTCCATACTCGAGCGCCAGCAAGCGGCCCAGGCGAGTGTGACTGAAACGGATGTCTGAGACATTCAAATCGGTTCTGGTGTTTCCCTCCTGCAGCATCGAGAGCGTACCCATTGCGGTATACACACCCCTGCGAGTTTGTTGTCCGGCGCCATAACCCTGCATCGGCGGGCTGACGCCGGATAGCCGCTCAGCAAGCTCGAGCGACAAACGCTCCGAATCGATCTCGCCCACGACCGGCGTGCCCATCTCAAGTGGGGAAATTTCCGGCTGTCCGGCAATCTGCTTAGCTGGCAGCATCGCCGATGGATAAATCTTGAAACCTTTAGTAAGTGGAGAATTCGGATCTACCGCCCACATCTTCATATTCGCGATGGTGGCGTTGTCCCGGCGCTGGTTGTGAATCTGCGAAATCTCTTCCTGGAAGGGCAGAAGCATCTCGGCAAATCCCCTGCCGAAAAACATGTCGTCGCGGAAGAACAAGCGGGCCGCGGTGTAGATGTCTTCGCCTACCGGATAGTAGTTGTAGTAGGAGCGCAGGCACTCCTGGGTCTTCTCGTGGTACCAGCAGATGATCCTG